TCTATCAAAATATTAATGATGGAAGAAGGGTATTTACAATGGGTTTAAAAATAAAGAATTATGAAAAGCGCAATAAAAGAATTAATAGAACGTATAGAACAACAGATAGAACTATCTGCCCACAATAAGTTAGGAACTAACAGAACGGGGGATTACCGAATAGGATTAAACAAGGCTTTACAACTTGCTTTTGATGCGTTAGAAACTGAAAAGCAGCAGATAATAGATGCCGCTAATCAAGACGAATTTGAGACACTAGGCGGAGTAACTAAGGGCGAATATTATTATTTTAAAAATTATAAAAAAGATTAATTATGGGATGCTACGATGAAATAAGGGTCATTTGCCCTAAATGTAAAGAAGATTTGTATTTTCAATCAAAGGGCGGTGAATGCTTATTAAGCACTTACACGCTAGAAAATTGCCCAGATGATGTCATGAGTAACGCTAATAGGCATAGCCCGTACCAATGCGGATGTGGCTATAGATACGAGATTGATATTATTAATCGAAAATTAGTACGGGTATGAAGCGACTAATTAAATTCGTCATCGGCTGCACACTTATCTACTTTGCAGGACGGTTAAATAATTGGTGGATGTTGATAGTGGGCTGCCTAATTATATGTACGATAATAGAGTAAAATTAAAATTATGACACAACAAAACTTATTCGATATAGGTAAAACTACTATACAGCCTAATACACGGTGTAAAAACTGCATTCATATTGTTACCCATAGGCATACTAATAAACTAAAGTATTGCGCTAAACAAAAGGCTAATAATACGGCTACGGGATTAAAGAAGATAGGCGCAAATGATGCAGGATGTGCGATGTTTGAATTAAAAAATTAAAATTAATAATTATGAGAAAGAAAAACGCAATTATATTGCTAGTATTAAACGCTATTTATTTAGCATTAGTATATTATGTGGAGGGAACTTTATTTCCTGCTAGTGAAGATTTTAGATTCTTGATAGCATCCTTATGGATTATCGTAAATGGGTTTACTCTGTTTGGTATTAGTATAGGGGTATATGATTAATTAAGCAGTTTCAAATCTTCTTATTTGTACTGTTTTGGTATGAATAATTGGGAAAGTATTAAAATAAAAGTTTAATTTGAGGATAATACCCCCTAATACTATCAACACTTATAGGTTTAACACTTTGGCTATTATCATTGGGAAAGATTAAAGAGTGCAATAATTGCCCTTTACGATATACTATTTTCCAACATTGCGAGGGTATTGATACTTTGTCTTTACCTATTGTTTTATCGCCGAAAATAGAACCACAAATGATAGTTAGTGTATCGCTCTGGCTTTCTTGTCTTATGGTTGTTTCCCATTTCTTCCATATCCCACGATTTAAGGCAGGAGTTTGAGCAACACAATTATAAAATCTAAATGTAGCTTCTTGTAATTTGCAGTCATAAGCGAAGTCCTTACTGTTCGCTAAATGTCCCTCATCATACCCACTAGCTGCATAATCGGCAGCCGTAGCACTATTAGGGACGTTGTCTGTAATAAACCTATCACTTACTCTAGAACAACTGCCACCGCCTTTATATAGCTTATAAATAACAAATAGAGGGTTGTGTAGTTTATAACTATAATAGCTAGTGTAATTAGGGGCGTGTATTACCGTGTCTATTGTTTGCCCCCACGAGTTGACTACAATTAGTAACCAACTGAAAAGTAATAATGTTTGTTTCATAATTACAAAGATAGTGTACTTTTACAATTCATTACCCAAAGGGTGAAGGAATTGGTTAACTGAATAGATTTAAGCACGTTACCGTAGAACGATGCAGCCCAATGTAAAGCTGGGCTTTTTTAATTCCCCATAAATATAGGTAATTCCCCATATTATCACTTACGGCGTTTGCTGATAATATGTCAAGTATTATGTACACTTTAGTTCTCACTTTAAAGTTGTGTTTTGGCATCAATAATGGCTATTTTTCAACTTTATAGTGGATAATGTCATCACCACTGATACCTATTTCATTCACTCTTTTTCTTCTTTTCTTCGCTAAACCAATCACGCTGCAAATCCTCTAGTGTAGTGGTGGATATGCCCATACAAGCGGTGGCGTAACCTATTGCCATCATATTCTTTAGCAAGTTAATTAACGGCTCTGTTGGGGCTATATTGCATTCTTGTAGTCGTTTTTCTATCGGGGTCATAATTTACAATTTAGTTAAATCAAAAAAATAATCTTCGTGGCTTACGGTTGCGCTATACTTGTCTATCACTTGTATTGAGTACCCACTATAACTGCCGTTATAGTTATGGCTACTATGGAAGGAAGGCGGCGCAAATGACATATAATTTCGGTAATCAAACTTATTGCAACGCTTATATCCTAATTGGTGCAAATCCCCCTTATCAACGTGAATAAACTTCGAGTTGATGCCATGGTAGTCTATGTAGCTTCTAAAAAATTCTACTATCGCCGGTGTAAGGTCTAAAGATAAATTCTTTACTCTTTGCTTTTCATCTTTGCCATGTGTTAAAATAAAGCAATGGTCACCATAGAAAAAATGTTCTACAAACTTATTGAGTATCTTAAAGCCTATCTGACCATTGCCGTAAATTCTATCTAATACCATTTTAATAGTCTCGTTTGCTATTCTTGCGAAGTCTCCGCTATGGTTATCGTTGGAAACATTGCGGCACTCTATATTATCGGCAATATCGGCGGCAATGAGCCTTTCGATTAAGTTAAGTTTACCTATAACAAAAGTTTTAAAGGCATCAACGTTACTCATATTCTGTGGCAAGTCGTGACCGCCTCTAGTGGTTAAACCGTTCCAACCGTCTAAGCCATCCCCTAAATCATCAATAAATAAAGTATCGAATTTACCAAACTGATTATGCTTTGCTATTACTGAATTATAAACGCTATCTAAGTTTTGAAAGAATATATCGGCGTTGTATTTGTAGTTGTAAATTCCGTATCCGTTTGGGTTTGGGTCTAATCCCACGTGGGCATCTGATATGGTTACTTTTAAGGCTTTTTTGCAAGTTTCGTTAGGTGTTGAAGGTATCTTTATTCTAGTGGTAAGTCTTTCGGTAACTATGTCCTCTATTGACTTTAAAATGTCGCTTTCTTGGGTTTGTTCGCATTTTACGAACATGGAAGCATCTTTAGTTTTCCACCAGTAATGCGTGACCCTTTCTTGGGGGATCCCCGTTGTTTCGCATTCTTTTTCTAGTGCTTGATGTGCATTTTGTTTCTGCCTATACCCTTCTTCTAACTTAGGCAGTTTGCCCTCTTTGCGAAGTTCCGCTACAACGTTAAATATAAAGCCCTTAGTAGTTTTAAACCTTTCGGCGATACTATCGTAGCTTTCCGATTGATTAGCCAGATAATAATCCTTTATCTGTTGCCCTTTACTTTTACTTTTTTCTTCGGCGGTGTTAGGCATATCTTCTTTTTAAGTAAAGTATTTATGAACCTTAACGGCTCGAATTTAATTGGAGGTGTGGGCATTATCAATAAGGTTAGCCCATACTATTGCTACTATGGAAGTAAATAATAATTCTATTGTAAGTGCTATTATCATATTGTACTATATAGCTTCCATTCAGCCCTACGGCGTGTTTCTAGCCCTTTAACGGGTAAGTGGTTAGAATATATCCATTTATCAAATTCTAGCTGGATACTAGGGTCTTTTGGATTAACGTTTACCTTCTTTAATAAAGTTGATGATGATAGGTTACCCTCACCTAAATTATATGCAAATGATACCAACGCCCCGAACTGATTATCTGTTAATTGTGAGGTAACTAACCGACTAACGGCAACCGCTTTTTGGTTAACCTCGAAGGTTAAGTATTCAATCGCTTGTGCCTCTGTTATTGGCTTGTCTCCTACTTTTACCTTAGTTCCATTGGGGTAAGTTGTTGAACCGTATCCAATTGTGTCTATTCCAATTCTATCAATGCTATCGTGGTAGGCATTAGGGAAAAACCCCTCAAAGTGCTTTATTAGGTCTATTGTAGCTGTATTTACTTGTCTCATATCGCTATTTTTTCAAATCCTCATACCTCAATCCCTTGTGATATGAATGATAGTTAATTGTATCAAAATTTCCTTTCATGTGGTAGTCTACTCCATCCTCTTGCCATCTAAGTATTAGCCCTACTTCACACTCATTATCTATGTCGTACCTAATATCATCTAAGTTGAAGAAGTACTGACAACAGAAAGAAGCTATCCCCCCAATATCATCTGATAACCATCCATCAAAATCTAAATCCTGCTTTCTAATGAACTTATTTAGATAGGCTGTTGCGATTGATTCGTAGCGTTGTTTTAGTGTCATATCTTAGGCTTAATAATCATCAAAACAATAGCAATAACGACCCCTAACAGTAGCAGCCAAAACCTTAACGCCCAATCGTTGCCCCTATGATGTTCTGTAACAACTTGCCCTTGTGTTGCTGTTATCTGTCCCGTTAAT